GACTTGCGTGATCTTCCGGCAGGACTAACCACTGTAGACGAAGTAAAAGCTGTTAGCTGGCCTGTGAGGCCGTAGCATGGCTTTAATCCCGATTGATAATGTCGGGCAGATGGGGATTGTCAAAGATATAAACTCTTGGCAACTGCCCCCCAATGTCTGGACGGATGGCAATAACATAAGGGCGGAGCATGGGGCTATTCAGAAAACCCCCGGCTATAAGGAAGTCATGGCTTCCTGTCCTGTTGCACCGTACTACATAACTAACCTAGTAGCAGGGTCTACGTCTTACTGGATAATCGGTGGATTGACTAAGATTTATGTTCACAATGGTTCGGTATGGACTGATATAACTAGAACATCCGGTGATTACAGTGCCACAGCCAGGGATGGTTGGGTATCCACTGTCTTAGGTGGTGTTCTCATAATGACCAACGGTGTTGATGACCCACAATTCTGGGCATTGAGCGCTGGTGTACCTGCCGTGGGTACTAAGATGGCCGACCTGTCCAACTGGCCTGCCTCCACCGAGTGTAGATCCATACGAGCATTTCGCTCCTTCCTGATTGCTCTTAATGTAACTGAATCCAGCACTAAGTATTCAAATTTGGTGAAGTGGTCAACAGAAGCGGCCATTCAAACACTTCCATCCTCATGGGATGAAACCTCTGCAACGGTTGATGCCGGTGAGTACGAACTTGCTGATTCAAAAGGGGCCATATTAGATGGCCTGCCCCTGACAGACAAATTTATGATTTACAAAGAGGATTCTATCTACCAGATGTCGTTTGTTGGTACTCCCTTTATATTCGCTTTTCGTCAATTGTCCCCGACTATCGGTGCATTATCTACAAACTGTGTAGCGGAATTTGGAGACAGACATTTCATTTTCGGTAATGGCGACATCTACATTAACGATGGGATGAAGATTGAATCCATCCTCCCTCATAAGATGAGAGATCATTTATTCGGCAACATGAATGGCGATGAACATGAAAAGTCATTTGTGATTGCAGACTATGGAAATACAGAGATGTGGGCTTGCTATGTATCGTCTGGTAATTTAACAAATGTACAGTGCGATAAAGCACTGGTCTGGAACTGGGCAAATCAAACATTTACAGAGCGTGATCTTCCAGAAACATCAATGATTGCATACGGTATTGAGGGTGATCCTTTAGCTTCTGCATCATGGTCTGCTGATACAACCACATGGGCAAACAATACAAAGAACTGGAATACAGCGGGTGCATCGTCCTTCCATAATACGGCTGGTAAATCTCTGGTGATGGCATCTGCAACCGATACTAAAATGTATCGGCATGAAACCGGCAATACAAAAGATGGAAGCAACATGACATCTTATATTGAAAGAACCGGGATAACTGTGGATGAATCAGGACAGCCTAATGCGTCAGCAGTAAAGAGGGTTTTATCTGTCTGGCCCAAGATGTCGTCTTCTGGTGCTGACACTGTGAACGTCTATGTAGGCGCACAGATGTCAACAGAGGAAAGTATTACCTGGGAAGGCCCATATACATTCAATCCTGATTCACAATCAAAAGTTCCTGTCAGAGTTACAGGAAAATATATCGGTGTGAAGTTTGAATCCACCGGAGATCAAACATGGAGATTGGACGGATATTCCCTTGACGTTAAGAACGCAGGGAATAGAGGTTCTAAGATGAACTGATGGCTACTAATGTAGACAGAGTAGAACGATCCGTAACCCATTATGAACCCGGCCCATTACCGGCAGATACGGAAAGTCTGGGACTATACCTTGTTACTGAATTAAAAAGACTGGGAGATATTCTATTAAACCAAGCAACATTCAGGCTGGAAAGAACACATGAAGCACCGGCAAGACCCAGAACCGGAGACATCAGATTCGCAGATGGATCAGATTGGAACCCAGGGTCAGGTGAGGGAATCTACTGGTACGGAACCAGTTGGAATAAATTGTAAAGCCTTCTTAATCCACCCATCCGAGGTAGACGCAATCTGGCCCCACGTTGAGGGGCATCTGGCAAAAGCCACACCACATTCTGAAGGCGAGATGTTGCCCGAAGATATGAAACCGCTGCTGGAAAAGGCAGAGATGCAGTTATGGATCGCTGTCGAGGATGGTAATGTTCTCGCTGCGATGGTTACACAGCATATCCCTTATCCACGCAAAAGAGTTTTACGGGTCGTGTCTATCGGTGGTGGCGATATGAACAAATGGTTTCCGTTTTACCCCGAGCTTGAGAACTACGCTAAAAGTTTGGGGTGTTCGCATCTTGAAGCCTGGGGGCGAAAAGGCTGGGGGAAGATTTTGAAAGGCTGGACTAACAGTTATCACATTTTCACAAAAGAGATTTAGCTATGGCTGGTGGATATAACTACGCTGATGCGTATTCCAAATATAAACAAGGCAGTGCTACGGATGCTGATTTCTCAGCGTATGTTGATTCACAGGGTGACCTAAAACAAGCATGGGCTGACATCCAAAACAATCCATCAGGCACTCAAGGATCGTACTGGATACCTCGCGGAGCTACATCCAAAGCTGCATTCGGCAGAGCACACGCGGCAGAAAACGCGGCCTTACAGTCTGGTACTTATGTCGGTGGCACAGATGTTGCCCCGTGGACAGGGAGTACGCGGTTTGAGGATTACCTGAGTGGCGCAACCCAAACAACAGCAGCAGATCCGTTCGTTCGCGTTACAGGTGTTGATCGACCCGGATACCCCATTGCCCCAGGACCGGATCTGACTTGGACCGGTGCTGGTGTGCAAAATCCATTGTATGCAGCTCCTGGTAGTGATGCTGGGTTGATTGCTGCGGGTGTGCCTGCGGGGATGTGGGATTTCCGAGCGTTGCCAACACTGGGTAAAAACTGGAACTATACGCTGCCCAACTTCTGGAACTATGCGCGTAGTGGTTATACCGGACCTGGACCCGGACCTGGACCCGGACCTGGACCCGGACCTGGCCCTGGCCCTGGACCCGGACCTGGCCCTGGACCTGGACCTGGCCCTGGACCTGGACCTGGACCTGGCCCTGGACCTGGCCCTGGCCCTGGACCTGGCCCTGGCCCTGGCCCTGTCGTTACGAATACGGACATGGTAGATGTGGTTGATGAATACGTCGATCTCTCCAGCGGAGATCGTGGTGATCTGGGTGATAGGGCAAGTCGTGAAATCTACGACACGGCGCGGTCTAATTTAATCAAGCTGGACCCGAAGATTCAAAAAGATATTGACTATGTGGAGAGGTATCGAGGCAGTTCGGTAGATAGAGGTCCAGGGATGCTAGTCGAAGATGCACAAAGACGGATCGACGCAGCCACACAATCAGCATACGACGCTAACCCAAATCTGTTCCTCGGCTTGATGACCAACACCGGCACAACTCAAGCGGGGATAACGCCAGGGCAGTACACAATGCCGAATAAGCCAACGGGTCCGGGTATGTGGGAGTGGAATGGTGAAGAATGGGTTTCTTTGGGCGTAGAAGGACGATGAGGATTAAATTATGAGTGGTGGAAGCAGAACGAAAACAACGGAACCGTGGGCAGCGCAGATCGAGCCGCTGAAGTACGGCTTTGGTCAAGCAAAGTCCCTCTATAAAGCTGGCGCACCAGATTACTATCCAGGGCCAACGGTTGCCCCGTTCGACCCTTCTCAACAGGCCGCCCAGCGTAGCGTATTGGGTTACGCAATGGGACCGCGTACAAGCGGTATGCAGATGGGTGCAGAGGGTGCATTAGGCCGGAGCTTGGCTGGTGACACGCCATTCAGCACAGGTCAGATGTCCGACTTGCTGGCCGGTACAGTGCCAACAGGTGCAGGCACACCGTATACAGACATGATGACGGTGTTCGGTAACCAGGCAAGGAACCAACTTCTTACCAACGTCCTCCCCGGCATACGCAGTGCAATAGTTGAAGCACACCCCGGCGGCAGTTCCGTAGCCAGTAACATCCAGGCCAAAGCAATCGCCGCCGCCAACCAGCAGATGATCAACAAGGCGGCTGAAATGTACGGTGGTGCTTACGACAGAGCGCAAGCCATGAGAATGCCAGCGGCACAGATGGGCATACAACAGCAGCAGTACGGCATGGGGGCCTATCCAACAATCATGGGCGCACCTTTGGGGATGTACGGTGCTGTTAGGGATGTCGGAGATGCACGGCAGGCGATGAACCAGAGGGCTATAGAGCAAGATGTTCAGCGCTATATGTACGATGCCCAGGCACCACAGAATGCCTTACAGAACTACATGGCAATGATCTCAGGCGACTACGGTGGATCTACCACAGCACCAGGCCCAAGCGGTCTGGATACGATTGGCAAGCTGGCGAGTATTGCGTCTGTTTTCATGCCGGGTTCCGACATCCGTATCAAGGAGAACATCGTACCGGAAGGCACAACCTGGAACGGTTTTAACGTCTACACCTACAACTACAAGTACAACGATCCATCCCACCGCAGTCGCGGCGTAATGGCCCAGGAAGTCGAGCTAACACGACCTGATGCTGTGGTCGAGATAGACGGGGTGAAACACGTTAACTACGGGGTGTTGTGATGGCCGCTGGTATCCAATTCCAAAAGAAACCGATGAGTGGTGTTCATCAGATGGAGGGTACTATAAATCAGCCAGACCCTAATGCGCGATTTAGACAAAATCCTTTTCCGGGCATGGGTGACCCCAACTGGGGTCCTGAATCTACTTTCCCGGCACCAACCACCACAGCATCCGGCGACAAACCAGCAACGGGATTTCTGGCAAATATATTTAATGACGATGCCTTTACTGAAGCAATGCGGGAACAACTTGCAGAAGCTGGCGCAGACTACGACGTTGCCGACCAGCCGTTTAAGTCTCTATCCCCTGTAAGCGTACCAGGCGCTCGACACCAACCCGTCCAAATGCCGTCCATGCTGAATATCACAGGAATACCAACAGGCGGTTCGTACAACCCGTATCTCGCAAAAAGAAAGAGGGCAAGGTAATGGCAACAGTCGACCAAATAGAACGGAAAAGACTCTTAAAATTAGCCGAGATAGAAGCCAGACGCGCAGCAGACCGAGAAAAGCTGCTGGGCCTGTTGGCTGGGTTTGACCCCGAAGGTGGTGTTGCTACAAGAAGTGTTATGC